CTACTGGAAAAAATAATCCGGGAAAAGATAGACATCCCTCTGTAATATAAGTGGTTTGTGGAGAATATTCAACTATTCTTGGATTAAACATTGCTAGTGCACCACCATTATATCTCATCACAAATACTTTTAAGTCAACTCCTATTTGACAAGCAGATAATCCCATACCCTCATATTTTTCCATTGCATCCATCAATTCTTCTGTTAATTTTTCTGGGTCTTCTTGTGGATTATCAAAATCAAAAGGTACTGCTCGTTTCCTTAAAATAGGATCATCTTCTAATACTAACTCTCTCATACTATCCTTGAAAAGTTTTTATGTTTCTCAAATCTTATGATGTCTTTAAATTTATCAAAAAGTACATCACCTTTATGACTAATAATGAAAACATTTTGGTTGCCAGTTAAATGATTAAGTATTTTTAAGAATTCATCTGTACCATTTGCATCTAAAGAGGAATCAAATACTTCATCTAAAATCAGTAAATTTGTATTTACACTATTCTTCATCTTAGCAATAGTTCGCCAAGTGAAAAGAAGTGCCAAGTCTATTCTCATCTTTTCACCTTCACTAAATGAATCATAAGTGAATTCATCTCTATGTCTTGACTTAATACTTTCTTCAAATTTTTCATCTAAATTAAAAGATACAAAGAAATCCATTGAAGCCAGATATTTATTAATTAGAGTATTCATTATTGGAAGATACTGTTTGATGATACGTGTTTTTATACCTGTATCTTTCAATAAAACCATTGCGGTTTCATATAACTGTTTTTGTTCTGATAATTTTTCTAACTGTTCTATACATGATTTAAATTCCCCCTTTAACTCCTTTAATTTTTTTATCCTCTCATCTATATCATCTTCTCTATCTTCTATTTCTTTGATCTGATCTTTTAGTTTTGTAATATAACTATTAATTGCTTGAACTTGATTTTGATGTGTAGTAATAGCTGTTTGAATGTTCGTTACTTCTTCCAATCGTTTCTTTAAATCTTTGATTTTATTACCAAGTTCCCATAACCCGCCTTTACTTGTATGCATTATTCCATGATGTGCCGATATCATCTTGGTTTTGTGTTCCTTACTTAATTCTTGGCTACAAGTAGAACATGTATCATTTTGTTCATAAAATTCAATTTCCTTTTCGGCCGCCATCATCTTTCGTTCAATACCTTCTTGATATCCTTCTAATTCCCTAAGAGTTTGAGCCGTCTTATCATTTGAAATTGAATCCATCAACTCTTTGATTTTTGTATTTAATGACTCAATTTCTACTTCATTGTTACTAATATCACGTTCATTCTGTTGAATCTGATTTTTCTTAGTCTTTTTTAAATCATTAATTACACCTTCAGTAGTATCAATATTTCCAGAAGTTAATTTTCTGTTGACTTCAGTATTTTGTGCTTCTTCTTTGTTTTCTGATATTTTGTATTTCAATAAATTATTCATCACAGAGAAAATTTGAATATCTAATAAGTCTTCAACAATACCTTTACGATCTTGCGACTTTAACTGCATAAATGGGATATAATGATTGGCACCCAATAAAACAATTTGAGTAAAGGATTTGTAATTTAATTTGAGGATTGTCTTTTCTAGATATTCTTGTTGATCTTGTGTCTTTGCATCTTGATTTAATTTTTGGCCATCAACAAAAATTTCAAAGATGTTTTTCTTGATCCCTCTACGGACCATATATGATTTACTACCTACTTCAAACTCTATTTCTACTAACAGTCCACCATCATTAATGGAGTTGATTAATTGAGGCCTATTAATTCTTCTAAATGGTTTACTGAATAGACCAAAGCACAACGCATCTAAAACAGTAGATTTGCCTGATCCATTTTCTCCGACAATTAGTGTGGTGGAAGTTTTATTTAATTGAATTTCTGTAAATTGATTGCCGGTACTCAGCAAATTTTTCCACCTAATATTTTTAAAATATATCAAGGTTTAGTATTCTTTGAGTACGGAAGGTTTTGTCTGATGTTCAAATCTGTAATCTAGATCATTAAAAGAACTTGTAAGAACATCAACGCATAATTGGTTTAGAGTTATATTTCTTTCATGAGCTGCTTTAGCTAAATGTACAAAATCTTCGTCTGCTATGTCAAGGTCTATTGTTACTGTTTGATCTTTTTCAGTATCAATTAAGTCTTGAGCAAATTGTGCTCTTTTTTCTGTCATATCTTCATCACTCCTTCTTGCATTCCATTCAGGAGCAACAGTATCAGTTTGACCTAATGTACCATCATAATCTGCTGGAGCTAAATTACGTTCTACTTTTTCTTGTTCCCTTCTTCTCATTTCATCCATGTCATAATTAGTCATTTGTTTTCTTCCTTCTCGTTTAAGGCGATCAGCATAAGTTTCCATCATACTGCCTCCACAGTTAGTGCTTCGTTATATAGATTACTCATCAACATATTTAATTCAGTTTTATTTTCTATGTTTAATGAATCTACATATTTACTTAAAATTGTTAAAGTGTCTTGTGCTTCATCAACTAATTCATCATCTTCTATAAAGTCCAAATCAGAAAAATTTTCAACTACTACTAGATTGGCTACATTTGCTTGATATAACTTATCTAATACAGTATCAAACCAAAAGGGATTTGTTTTCTTTTGTATTACTACTTTTACATGTGTATTTTCATATTCACTATAATCTTTACCTGTCAATGATTCAAACGTTTCCTCGCTGTCATCATAATAAAGCTTTCTGAACATTCTATAAGGATTTTGTATAAATTCTAATTCTCTAGTTTCTGTATCAAAGATATGAAAACCTCTGGTATCTTTATAATCACTCCATGTTATTTCATAAGGATTTCCTAAATAATAAACTGTTCCTTTATCTGACTTATGATGAAAATGCCCACTCATAGCCATGTCAAATTTATCAAAAAGTTTTGATTCTACTCCATCATGACTCCAGGATCCAATATGTTGTTCAAATCCTTTTACTTCAAGATGTCCCATGAGTATTTGACATTGTGTATTATTAATTGCCTTCATACATTCGCCATAGTTTTCTTCACATATCCACGGCATCATTAGTATTCCAAGTCCATCAAAGTCTACTTCTTTAGGAGAAGCATACATCCACGGCTCTATTTTACCCTCGTGGCTTGTAAAAATTTCTTGAAGAGAATTCAATTCATTAGTATTTTTATGGAACGTATCATGGTTGCCTATGATAATATGTGTATCTACTCCTATCTTCCATAAGCGTTCAATGAAATTTGTTCGTAGATCATTCAGTATTTTAAAATTGATAAATTTTCTTCTATCAACTACATCACCTAAATGAATTAATGTTTTGATATTGTGTTCTTCAAGGTAGGGAAAGAAAATATTATCATAAAATTTTCGGAAATAGTTTAGGAAGGTGAGACTATCACCACGAGCACCCCAATGAGTGTCCGTAATTAAGGCTATTTTCATGCTGCACTCATAAAAAGTTCTAACTTTGATTCTGTCTTTTTAATTGTTTTCTTTTTCTTACTCTTTTCAAAATTATCTACAAAATCATCAACCATTACCTTAAAATCAGATTTTTCATAATCATTAACAGAAATCATATTCTCGGTAGAGGTTTCATAATCCATATATTCAGGAGAAGATTCATAGTTTTGCATACTCTTATATTTTATATATAACTGTTTCTTCTCTTTTTGAATTCTACGAATGAAAGCATAATAAATTATTTGAGTAAAATATGCAAAGGGATTATTTGATTTTTCAGGATTGAAATTGTGGATATAGTGTAAACAGTTTTCTATTCCATCAGAAATCATATCATTTTTAAATGCATAATTTATGAAGTTTGGTCTGAATGATAATCTTTGAGCTATTTTCAGAAATACTGATCCCAAATATTCAGAGATCATTGGTAATTCTTTATCTTTTTTAACTGCTTCGTTATATTCTCTCTTATATTCGATCATTGCCTCTAAAAACTTGGCATTATCGACATAATGAGCTTTACTAGTCTTTGTTTTTCTTTTAGCCATAATATTATTATATCATAAAATTTGTTATTGTCAACTACCTAATTCATGTATCCTTCTGGTTCAAAATCTGCTAAAATTTTTGACATTTTGGTTAATTCTTCTTGGGAAGAATGTTCGCTATCTTCTTTTACAGAATTTAAATAAAAATCTTGGTATTGTTCCCCTAAACTTGAAACAGACATAATACATCTTGCCGCTAGAGGTACAAATGTAGTATCTGTAAAAGGTAACCATTTAAGTAATGCTAATTGTGTAGTCTTTTCATTATCATCAAATTTCATCATCACTTTCATCGGCCAATGTAATTCTAAATAACCATTATCTCTACTTTTATCATTTACCACTACTTTTGAAAAAATAATTTCTCCATTATCAAGCCGTATAACTTTTAAATTTTCGTTGTCTAGTTCTACTGCCATTTATGCCTTAAGTGAAATATTATAAATTTTATATGGAAACTTTTCTTCATCATATATTTTCATTCTATCTTCATGATGTCGATAAGCATAGTTCTTTCTGTTCTTCCATCGTAAATCATCGGCAATATCGTATAGTACAGTTTCTTGATTATTATCTGATAATCTTAAACCACGACCTATCGATTGTAGATTTCTGATGCGAGACTTAGAAGGAGAAGCGAACACAATGTTATGCAGATTCCTAATGTTGATGCCGGTACTGAATACCCCATAACTTGCCACGATGATGGCATCTCGTTCTGTTTCTGCAATTGCTCTGATTTGTTCTCTGACTTCTGTTTCTGTTCCTCCAAA